GCCGCACGTCCGCGTCGGTCGGGAACCCGCTCGTGCTGGCCAGCACCTTGAACGACGCGGTGTCGAAGTCGCCGACCAGCGTGGCCGACGCCGTGCGAGCCGCAGCGTCATAGTCCGGGATGACCTGGATGTCCGGGATCTTGCCGCGGTCGAACCCGCCCGACTCCGAGACCACGAACCCGTCCTCGCCGTTCAGCGTGAAGTCGAGCCGAAACTTGATAAAGGAGTGGTGGTCCTCGATGAGCGTGACGGTCTCGGTGTACTCCGTGTCATGGACCGGAGACGCCTGTTTCAGCGTCCACGCGCTCCACGCACCCGTCCCCGACTTCGTGGCGTAGTACAGGTTCGTCGCGTAGCCTCCCGGATCTCTGACCGTCACCCCGAACGTCCCGGTAGACGCCGACTCGCTTTCCGTCGTCGGGTCCAGTGACACAGGCGGCGGGAGCCGGATATCCTCCGCGCCCTTGATGTCGCCGTGGTCCGTTGCACCACCATCCCCCGTACCGGCCACGCCCGTGTACGGCGCCGCACGGACCCGGATCATCTCGTTATATGCGACCGTCGCGGCCGGCAATGCGATGCTGACGGTGTTGCTCGTCGGGGTCGCGACCGTCCCCGCCTCAACCGCTGCGTCGGAACTCCACGAGGGGCTCGCCCCCACCGCGTAGGCGTAGCGGATGCTCCCCGTCCGGTCTGCCACCTCGACCCGAACGGCCACCGACCCGTCGTCGTCGTCCACCAGCGCCGTGATGGACCGGATCAGGTCGGGCTCCGAGAGCGTCGGGTGGACCAGCAGGCGGCGGACGATCCCGACCAACCCGTTAGCCAGGATCGGGACCCACTGCGCGTAGACCAGGCGGCCGGGGTTCGGGATGGTGAACGTGTAGGTGTTCTCAGTCGTCGGGTCGGTCCAGAACGCCTGGTAGGCGGCGGTCACGGCGGGCCAGTTGTCGCTCCACGCCGACTGCACGACTTCGGCGGTCATGAACTTGATGGCCTGCACCTCCGCGCCCCACGTCCACCCCATCACCAGCGACGTGGCCGAGCGCGTCGTCTCCTGGAGGTCGTAGACGCCGAATACCCGGTCGGGCTGCGTCGTGCCGGCCGTCTCGCTCTGCTGTCGACGGCGCAGCCACATGAGGACGCCGCCCGACGGCTTGCCGCGACATAGGATCTTGGTCGTTGGCCGCTCGCCCACCGCGATGCGGTGCTTGAACGCCATTGGGGCTAGGTCCTGATTCGCGCTGAAATGCACCCCGTTCGCCGAGAAGCGATAGAGGTCGACCCCGATCTCGCCGGGCCAGAAGTAGCGGCCAGTGATCTCGAGCAGTGCGTCGGGGTCCTTCAGGTCGGAGAGCGCGGCGTTGGCGAGCGCGGTGGCTAGGACGACGTTATTGACCGGCGAGTCGGACGGCTCCGTGATCTTCATGTACCGCCGCCCGTAGGCAGCGATGGAAGTCGCGTCCTCGACCTTGGCGCTCAGTAGCGCGCCGTCCTCGTCGGTGTACTCGACCTCGATGACGTTGCGGATGTCGGTGATCTCCTGCGACATCACCGTCACGTCCCAATAGGTCGACGTGCCGAAGGTGTGGTCCGGCGTCGTTTTACTGCGCGATGGCTCGAACAGCGTCCACTTCCAGTCGTCGGCTGTCGCGTCGAAGTTGCGCCACCGGACGGTCCAGCCGATGGCGTCCGCCAGGGTCCGCTCGGCGCTCAGTGTGCTTTCGATTTGCTGCGTGTACTCCGGACGCACGACGGCGGAGGTCGCCGCCGGGACGTTGATGGTCGGGACCGAGCTGAGGTTGTCCGTTGCGATCGACTGCATCACGGTCTCCAGCGCCACCCCGGCGTCCGACCCGTAGACCCGTTCCTCCTCGATCCAGGTGTCGTTGATGACGCCGGCCTGGTCCCGGCAGTGAGCAGTGACCGTGCGGTCGAACTGCCGCGGCCAATCAACGGTATCGACCTTTCCGCGGAACACTTCCTTGTAGGACCCCGAGCCGGGGTCCATGCTGATGACGATCCTACGCCCTACATCGATGGGTGGGTTTGCCGTCATGAGCGGCGCGTAGGAGCTCGCCCCCGAGTCCCGATCAAAGACGATGGTCGCGGCATCGACAATCTCGTCTACCGTCGAGTCGTACTCGATGGAGATCCAGTTGGTCAGTTCCGTGAGGACGTCCGAGTCGTTCGCCACCTCGACCTTGAACTTGCTGACCAGGTCGCTGGCGTCTGTGGGCTGGGCCGCATCGCCGCCCGCTACCGTGCGCATCAGAACGCGACCGCCAGGCGGGTGGTTCCGCCGCGGGTCCGTGCCTTGTCCACCGCGCGGCCGACAATGTCCGCTACTTCCTCCGGGTTCATGACCGGCCCATAGAAGTTTACGGCAACGCCATGGCCCGGCTTTGACGGTGGGGTAAGCGGCGACTCCCCGTCGGACCCGGACGTACCCCCGCCACCCGATGTCGTCGGTGGCACGCCGGGAATGGTGCTGCCGGCTATGATGTTGTGTCGCAGTCGCGGGATAGAGACGACGCGGGCGGCGTTCAACAGACCGGCCGCGAAGCGTCCCGTCGCCTCCGTGGCCGCATCGGTGACCCGGCTGTTCTCCCTGGCCGCCTTGGCGTTGTCGATCATCTCCTGACCCATCTCGGCCAGGCCCTTCCCGGCCTTACTGAGCCAGTCGGGGATGAGTCGGTCGACGAACTCGCCCAATGCCTTGACGAACCAGCCCATCGCTTGGTTCAGGTAGCTGAAAGCGATGGTCACGACCCGCAGAACGTTGGACACGAGCTTGAGGCCGGGCGCCAGGTATGCCTTGAAAAGATGCGCCGAGAGCTTGAGCGGCTCCACCAGGACCTGGAACAGACCCGCCAATAGCTCCAGTGGGATGACCAGGACTTCGAGGATCGGGGCGAGAATCTCCCCGATGATCCGGCCCACGGCCTCCAGCGGTCCCGCCAGTGCGCTCAGTACGGGACCGAGGGCCTTCATCAGACCATCGAACGCCGGCTTGAGTACCGCGGCGGCGAGCGCAACCGCGCTCAATTCCTTGATGGACTCTGTGCCCTCCTTGAGTGCCGCCCAGAACTCGCCCACGAACCCCAGGAACCCCGACCCCTCCGCGCCGGCTGTAACCTCCGTCATCGTGCTGCGGGTCGTTACGGGCGTCAGGCTCCCGCCGCCACGCTGAAACTGCTCTCGCGCGTCCCGACGGTCCCGGGACTTCTGGCGCCCCTCCTCGCTGAGGGGCAACCGTCCGGCTGGGCGCGTTATGCCCATACCGGGGCCGGTGCCGAGCCGATCGAGTACCTCGGAGGTCGCGAGCGCCTCCATCCGCAACAGGGCCGTGGCCGTGATCGCCTGTAGCGTATCGGATAGCAGTTGACCCGTCAGCGTGCGCCTCGCCTCGATGGCCTCATTGACGGCGTCGAACGCGATCTTTAGGCGCTCCTGTTCCAACCCCTCCAGCCGCGCGAGTTGCGTCCCCTGCTGGGCGCTGCGGAGCATGTCGTCGTTCGCGTTGACCTGCTTCGCCTGCGCCTCGGTAAGCCCGTCCGTGGACGTCGTGAGAGACCTGATAATCTCATCCAGGCTAGCCAATCCGCCCGCCGTATCGACCGCGTTTCCCGCCGCTTTCTCCGCGAGCTTGTTGAAGCCGAACCAAGCGGCGCCGGCCGCGCCCAGCGCGAACACGAGTTGCGCGATACGGCCGATAACGGTGGCCTTCGTGAGGAACAGGGCGGCTGCGTTCACGGCGCCGATGGCTTGGGCGAGCGCGTAGAAGGCTCGGATCGTCCTTGTCCCGGCGACGATACCCTGCCAGGCCGCCGTCGTGATGAGCGCGGTGCGGTAGCCGATCCACGCGGCGGTGGCGATCCCGACCACTCGCGCGATCTCGTGCAGGTTGCTGGAGACGAGTAGGATGGACTCCGCGATGGCGGTACTGGCACCCGTCGCGGAATCGGTCTGACCGACGAATCGGGCGAGGTCGTTCCGGAGAACGGTGAACGCCTGACCAATCGTCACCGGGACCTTCTGGAAGTCGCGGTCGATGCTGTCCTTCATCTTCAACATCGACCCGATGACGAGGTCCGCCGTCAACTCACCGGCGAACGCCATCTCGCGCAGTTCCCCTGCGGTCTTACCGGTGGCGTCTCGGATGACTTTCAGGATGGCGGGAAGCTGCTCACTGACCGACCGGAACTCGTCACCGCGAAGCGCACCGGAGGCGAGCGCCTGCGAAAGCTGAATCACCCCGGCGCTCGCCTCCTGGGCCGACGCGCCGGAGACCTGCACCGACTTCTGGACGGCTTCGGTGAAGTCCAACAGTTCACGCTGTGACCGCCCGAGCTGGTCCGCGTTCCGGGCAACCCGCGTGTATAGCGTTGCGGTCGACTCGAACGCGAGGCGGGTCCGTTGCGAGATGGCGAACACCTCGCCCTGCACGGCGGCCAATTCTTCCGAGGAGCGTGTCACCAGGGAAATCCGGCCCCCCACGAGCTTCCACGTATCGGCGGCCCGCATCAACTCCCTGGCCCCGAGAGCCCCGGTCAACACCTTCAGGGCGGACGTCAGTTGGCTTGTGGCGCCCGTAACGGAGTTGAGCCGCCCCGACATATCCTTCGAGGCGACGTCTAGCCGCTTACCGAATTTGTTGATGCCCTTCTCGAAGCCGGAGGCATCGATGCCGATATGGGCGACCAGTTCACCGATGGAGATTGCCACGCTAGTCCTCTGGGGATCGGTCGGCCTCTGCTTGCTTCCAGAACTGCTCGAACTTGGCTACGGGGTCGATGGGCTGGATCACCTTCTTCTTGCGGCCTAGCAGGTCGTTCGCCGTGACCTCCTGTCGGTAGTACTTGCCCGCGACGTTGAGGAGGTACGCCGTCTGCCATGCGGCCCGCTCCCACACCCGCTCCTCGCGGGCGTTGGCGCCGGAGATCATGTCGGTCAGTTCAGCGGGGGTGAGGCGCCAGTACTCGGCCGGGGACACCCGCAGCGCGGCGTTGGCGAGGCCAAACGCCGCCTCCGGGGTCATGTCTCCTGCGAAACTTCCTCGGGTACCGAGATCCCCAGCTTGTCCGCCACCGCCTTGCGGCCCTTCGCCGTGGACAAGCGAGCGCCGAAGAGCTGAAAAAAACCCTGCGTCACCTCGGCGATATTCTCCATGTCGACCCAGGCGCCGACCTCTTCCGGGGTGAGGTCCTTCGCCTCGTGTATCAGCCCCGCCCAGAGCAGGAGCCGGAGCGAGGAAAGCGGCAGCGGTACCCCCAGGAGATCCTCCTGGAGGTGATCGAGCCGCACCCTGATCTCCAGCCGGTCGCCCAACTCCGCGATGGCGTTGAGGTCGTAGCGGAGCGTGCGGCCCTTGCCACCGAGCTTCAGCGTCACGCCGCGCATCAGGTGCTCGAGCTGCTACGGGTGAGCGCGCCCGTACCCTCGAAGCTGATGGAGGCCGCGTTGGCGTCCGTATCCGGGGAGCTAAGCGACCAGTCGGTGATGAAGCACTCGCCCGTCCAGTATCCGTCCGAACTCGAGCCCGTGGGGTAGAACTCGGTGTCGACCTTGGTCTTGTTGACCAGCACATCGTAGGCGGCCTTGTGCGTGGCGTTCGACGTGACGTGCAGCGTCTCGGCGGAGCCGGACCACTCCGACACGCCCGCGATTAGGGCTCGCACGCCCGAGGACTCGTGGGTCGTGACGTCGATCGTGCCCAGCGTGTGGTTGATCGTGAAGTTCCGCAGTGACGCGATATCCGTCTTGGTGCCCCCCGTCGAGGTCGAGAAGAGCAAGACGGCCTTATAGCCCGCGATTTCATTCGCCATCGTTCATAGCCTCCGTAGGGGTCTGTCGTCCTTTGTAGGACTGCTTGGGTGCGAGCCTGACGAGCCCGCGGCTGATCCACTTCCCGCCGATCCGCTCCGGGACCTCGAAGGGCGCTCCAGGCTCGAAGTGCTGAACCGGGGTGCCCGTTCCGAAGTCACCGTCGAAGGACTCTACTGCCTCAACCCACATCATGTGCTCTGCCTCCAGACGAGATAGTTGGCGGAAAAGTACGGCCTCCAGGTCTCATCGAACCCGCTAAAAAACGGCCCGCTCTGGTTCCACAGCCCGGCGATGTACGCCCCACTCGACGGGGTCCCGGTGAAGGCGTGGATGGCCCCGTTGATGAGCTTCGCCCTGGCCTGCGTCTCCTGGTACGCGGTGCTCGTCGTGTTCGTCGGCGCACCCCTGACCACCACTTGCAGGCCCGGACGCTCCAGGTCGACGCGGCCCATGTCCTCTTGACCAGCGGCCTCCAGCAGGGCCACAGCCTTGTCGCCGATCGCCGACGAGTCCGGCAGGTGCCCCAGGTAGAGCGGCCAGCCGGTCGCGCCACCGGCCACGGTACTGGAGGTCAGGAGCGTCGAGATATCGTCGAGAAAGGCCATTCGCTCTCACAGTTTGATCGCCGCCACGCTAGGCCCCCAGTCCGGCCCGGATCTTGTCCGCGATCCGCCTGCCCATGCCGACCGCCCGCTTCCGGAGCGGCTTCTCCAGGTATTTGGTCGGCTTGAGCCCCGTTTGGCCGATCTTCCTCGCCACCAGAAACGCCACGCTGTCCAGCTCACTCTCCGACACGCCGAGTTTCTTACGGACCCACGGCTTCAGCGCCTCCACGGGCGGGAAGTACTTCGGGCGACCGACGGCCGGTCCGGTCCCTTCGTGGACGTAGAGCGCGTAGCCCGCGGCCGCTCCGCCGTAGCCCATCTCGACCTCGATCTTCCGGCCGTCGTCGGTCGGCAGCCTCACGAACCCAGACGCCCTCAGCACACCGTCAACGCCGACCGCCACTTCTTGCTTACTGTCCGACATGACGCGCTCGGCCTCCTGGTAGAGCGCGGCGGCAGCGAGCCGTCTGCCCCGGTCACCGGCCACCTCCAACGCACGGACAATCTCCTTGGCGCCCGTGATCCGAATGCGTTTCATCGGATCGATACCTCAAGGTGGTGCTGGCCCTTATCGTCGTTCACGGTCTCGACGCTCAGGATCTTGGGTATCCGCCCGTCCGGCAGGGTGATCTGCGCCTGCGGGCCGACACTCGCCGAGCTCGACAGCACGAACACCATAGCCGTCGCCACTTCCTCGACGCCCTGCTGGTTCACGACCACGCGCGAGCCCGGTTCGACATACGCCCGGTACGTGGTCGACGAGGCGGTGGAGAAGGTCGGTGCGCCGTAACTCGTCATGGTGGAGAGCGGCACGACCGTAACCGTCTGAGTCGAGAAGTCGAGAAACTGCGCCTCGAACCCCATCAGGTGCTCCAGCTGTAAACGGCCTGGGAATCGAACTGCTGCACCGTGAAGCTTGGTGCCACGACGTCCGTATCAGCCTCGTTCGCGTCCTTGTCCGCCTGGCTGATCCCGCCCGCGTAGGGGCCAGCCCCCACGGCGACCTCGCGGCGTAGCCGTTCCGCCAGCGCGAAGTAGTGCTCCGACGCCTGCGAGAACGAGATGGCCAACTTTCCCACGCTCTTGTCGACCTTCCGGGCGAACTGGGCGCCGATCGCCTCGGCTGCCAACGCGGCACCCATCTCGCGGTTCCCCTCGCTCGTGACGAACGCCGATATCTCCTCGTCCTGTAGGAGTTGGTCGCCCGACGACGTGTCCCCGATCCGAAGCCGGACCCACGACTTATCCGAACTATTCGGCGCGGTGGAGTCGTAGGACCAGGCCATTCACGACCTCGCCAGGTACGCGGACGGAGCGCCGGTCGAGCCGGTCGACAGCACGACCCGGTAGAAGGGCCAGTCGACGGTAATGGACGTCGACGCCCCGACCGACGAGCCGGTGACCGTCTCCAGCCCACCTACCGCTGAGGATGGATCTGCGGTCGCGCTCTGCGCGTTGACCCGCGAGACGGTCAGCGACCCGCCCGACGAACCCGAGGAAATGGAGGCCCTGATCGTCGAGAACCCCCGGCAGTCCATGACCGCTGACTGACCTTCGGTCAGCGTCAACACGACCTCGCCCAGGAGCCTCGCTGCACGGGAGTTGGCAGTCGGCATCTTACCCCTCCACTTCCGCCGCTATGGCGGCGATTCGGTTCTTGGGCTTCCTTGGCTTCGACGCGCTATCACCGGCGGGCGACATGGCGACAATGCCGGTTCGTGGGTCCTTCGATCGGTCCGGGCTCGGTCCATCCGCCGACGGTGCGGCGTTCTTGATGGCCCAGGACCGCTCCCAGAAGGCGCAATCCTGGATGGCGCCGACGAGTTGGTTCCGTTCAGTCAGGAGCGCCTCGCGCTTCGTGCGGTAGTCGTTCTCCAGGCCCCGGTTCTTCTGTTCGTATTCGGCGTCCAGCGCCCGGATGTTGGCGAGCCGGTCATTGTCCTGCTGGTGGAGCCAGGCGGTGCGCTCCTGCAGCTTGAGCGCGAACTCCGACGCCACGCTCCCGAACCCATACTGACCAATGCACTTCAGGAGGTCGGACGTCGGCGGGACGTAGGTCTTGATCCCCATCCCCTTGGCCACGC